CCTCACCGGCTAAAGTCTCCGCCAGGTCTATAAGCATCTGCCCCGCATGTCGTAAAACATGGGGTTCCGTTGGTAATTCTAATTTTAGCATGTTGTCCTCCTTAAAAAATTTATAAAATTGTTGTTGACGAGTAGGACAATACAGGCTATTAATTATCTCGTCAATAACTTTTTACAAATAATTTACGGAGGCTTAAAAATGCGTAAAAAAAGTAACAGGCGGTACCGACGGGGTCGTATATATTTCTGCGGTCAATGCGGTAACTACTCGTGGCTCGACGCTAGTAACCATATAGTAGAGGACGGTAAGCGGCCCGAGGGTGCTACCCGTGTTATCGGGCGTACCTGTCCTCGTTGCAGGGTTAACCTCGCGTGAATTTATACCCCCACCAGACTAAACTCAAGCAGGATATAGCCGCGTCGTGGCTTATGGCGCGTAACGTGCTGGCCGTGCTCCCGACCGGGGGCGGTAAGACCGTAATATTTTCGGATATTATACGAGAGCACGTCGGCGCGTCCTGCGTTATTGTCCACCGTCAGGAGCTCGTCGGGCAGATAAGCCTCTCGCTGGCTAAGTGTGGGGTTTACCACAATATTATAGCCCCTACGGCGGTGGTGCGGTGGATCGTTCAGATGCAGATGGAGGAGCTTGGCGCTAATTATTTCCGACCGTCGGCCCCCTGCGCGGTCGCTGGCGTCGATACGCTTATCCGGAAAGGCGACGAGCTGGCCTCCTGGTTTAATCAGGTAACCCTTTGGGTAATAGACGAGGCCCACCACTTACTCGAGGGTAATAAATGGGGTAAGGCCGCCGCGCTGTTCCCTAACGCTAAGGGCCTGGGCGTAACCGCCACCGCGGTACGAGCGGACGGTCGCGGGCTCGGTCGTCATGCTGACGGCCTTATGGATATTATAGTAGAGGGGCCGAGCCAGCGAGAGCTAATCCGCTCCGGATATCTTACTGATTTTAAGGTATTCGCGCCGCCACTGGACTTTGACCGGGCGAGTATACCGGTTACTGCCTCGGGGGATCTCAGTAAGCCCAAGTTAAAAACCGAGATCCGTAAGTCCCGGATAGTCGGCGACGTGGTCGAGCATTACCTACGGCTCGCCCGCGGTAAACTGGGGGCGACGTTCGCCACAGATATAGAGACGGCCTCGGACATAGCGGCGGCGTATAACGAGGCGGGCGTACCGGCCGAGGTGCTGAGCTCTAAGACCTCGGCGCGCGTCCGTGTCGAGATTATGCGACGCTTCCGGCGGCGCGAGACGCTGCAGCTCGTAACGGTCGATATTATCGGCGAGGGTGTGGACATTCCCGCGCTAGAGGTTATCAGCATGGCGCGGCCTACTGAGTCCTTCGGGCTGTTCGTCCAGTTTGTCGGGCGGGTGCTCCGGATCTTAGAGGGCAAAGAGATAGCGCTAATAATAGACCATGTGGGTAACTTCGAGCGCCACGCACGGGTAGAGACCGACCCGGTAACCGGTAAGCCGTTTATAAGCCTCGGGCGCGAGTGGACCCTCGACCGGCGCGAGCGGCGCTCAAAGGGCAAGAAAGACGACGATATAATACCGGTAAAGACGTGTAAGATATGCACCGCAGTCTACGAGGCGGTCTATAAGCTCTGTCCGTTTTGTGGCGCTCTGGACGTACCAGCCGAGCGGTCGGCGCCCGAATTCGTCGACGGTGACCTTACCGAGCTGGACGCGGCCGCCCTCGCCCTCCTGTATAGCGAACGGGATAAAATAGACCTGCCGGCCGATATAATCCGTAAGAATATGGAGCGCGGCGGGGCGCCAGGTCTCGCAGCGGGCGGCGCGGCTAAGCAGCACCGGCTACGACAGGAAGCGCAGGCGGCGCTCCGGGAAGCTATCGCACTCTGGGCAGGCCACCAACGAGCAGCTGGGCGGCCCGACTCGGAGAGCTACCGCCGCTTTTACCACACATTTGGGACGGACGTATTAACGGCCCAGTCGCTAGGGAGACCAGCGGCCGAGGCACTTACTAATAGAATACAGGCAGCGAGGATGGTATGAGTGCGTATTATAACGAGATAGACCCTTATGCGGCGGAATGGCTGCGGAATTTAATATTAGCCGGGCGTATCGCCCCGGGCTATGTAGACGAGAGGAGTATAGAAGATGTCAGACCGGACGATCTCAGAGAATTTAAGCAGTGTCATTTCTTCGCCGGGGTTGGTGTGTGGTCTTACGCGCTACGCCTCGCTGGCTGGCCTGACGATAAGCCAGTTTGGACGGGTTCTTGTCCCTGCCAACCTTTCAGCGCGGCAGGCAAAGGCGGCGGGTTCGCTGACGAGCGGCATTTGTGGCCCGCCTGGTACCACCTTATCACACAGTGCGAGCCTGGCGTCGTGTTTGGCGAACAGGTTGCAAGCAAAGACGGCCTCGGTTGGCTCGACCTTATACAAACTGACCTGGAAGCAGCGAACTACGCCAGCGGGGCGGTCGATCTCTGCGCTGCGGGCGTCGGTGCTCCGCACATCCGCCAAAGGTCATGGTTTGTCGCTGAAAGGTTGGCCGACCCCATTGGTACAGGACAAAGACTCGTCGGGCGGGGCTGGCTGCATAGCGAGGGGAAAGCGAGGCCACACGTTGACGACGTCCTCGAGGTTAGCGGGCTGGCCGACCCCCACAGTGGGCAACAGCAAGGGCAGTCAGTCATTCCAAGGGCTGGGAGTGACAGGCAAAACCCCGGACGGACGAAAAGTGGCGGTGAGTTTGGGCCACACGGCGACCTTTGCGGGCTGGAAAACTCCCGCCGCTCACGACCCGGGCATACGGATAGCGCGGCTAGTGAACAAGGACGGGACTCCGTGGCGGGGTGGGGAGCGGGCTTACGACAAGGAAACCGGCCGCCTATGTCAGACAGGAAATACGCAAATGGCGATCTTAGCGGGCTGGCCGACACCGAATTGTGCGGACGTGAACGCGAGCCGATCTTCGACGCCGCAGGATTACTCGGGGCGTTGGATGAGCAGAGAGAGCCACGGGAGCCAGTTAGCGCACACAGCGCAGCACCTCACCGCGCACCCCCAACCGGCCCGACTAACGGCCTCTGGGGAGATGCTGACTGGCTCTACTGCCGGGATGGAAAGTGGCGGCCAGTTGAACCCGGCACATTCCCGCTGGCTAATGGGGCTCCCTCCCGAGTGGGACGACTGCGCGCCTACGGAAACGCTATCAACGCTAAAGCGGCGGAAGAATTTATTAGGGTTTACCTAAATGATGCTCTCTGATTGGGCCGCACGCTGGCAGATACCACCCGAGGCGCTCCACGAGCTCCGGGGCGCTATGGGTATGGCCGAGACCGTGCCACAGGACGTCGCAGGGATCAGCGAGGCGGCCGTACAGCAACAGGTAAGGCTAGACGCCTCTAAGCGTGGCTTACGGCTCTGGCGGAATAATAACGGCGCCACCATGGACGAGTCGGGGCGTATGATCCGCTTCGGGCTCGCTAATGACTCCCCGGCGCTCAGTAAGAAAATTAAATCGAGCGATCTAATAGGCATTACCCCCCATGTGGTGACGCCTGCAGACGTGGGGCGTACGCTGGGCGTATTCACAAGCTACGAGGTGAAGCGCTCCGGGTGGCGCTATACCGGTACCGCCCGCGAGGTGGCTCAGGCCGCATGGATCTCTCTAGTAGTCAGTTTAGGGGGTGTAGCTAAATTTATTAGCCGTCGCGAGGATTTATATTGACGGGCTCGGTAATAGTTATTAATCTGTCCGTCAATAACATTTGAAGTGAGACGCAAACGGCAACTAGGAGAGAATGACATGGCCAGTAGAAAATGTATATATTACGGTGATTGCAAATTTGATCACATGGATTGTGAAGAGGACGACCCATTCTTTAAATGCCCCGACAGAGCCACCGAACGCCATGCCGTTTTGTCGAACTCTACTGACGGGTTAGCAGGTTGGATTAGTGTGTATGATGCACTACCGGAAATTGGAGTTGATGTGCTGGCAACTGACGCAGAAGATTTTAAGGA